AGAGTAAGAGTAGTATAAGGCTTCCTGTTAGCAGGAGCAATTTGCTCAAGCAAACCTGCGCCGATGTAAACTGGGCGACCATTCGTTCCAACCAAACTAACGGAACCGTCAGCCTTAGCGTTGAATTTCGAATACATTGTCATCCTGTCTACTCTCTCATACCATTGCCTTAGTGCAACCCACTCTTGGTACGCTGACCAATAGAATGTGGATTTCTTTGTTTTGGGATCGCGAATTGCGATAACCATAACAGAAGAATAAGCGTCTCCAGTGATATCATAAGTCATCCTCATTGTAGTCAGGTGGTTCCTGAGCTTGAATGGGGATTGATAATTCACGATATCGGCTTCATCACTATATTCTTCATACGCACTACCAGTCCTACTAACCTGCTTTCCAGCGGCAAGTAAAGAAGGTGGAATGTATGATGCAACCTGACCGTCAGCAACTACTACTGTGTAAACCCATTCTGTACCATCTTGGTAAGGTTCACTAACCACACGAACTTGAAAATCTTTATCGTCGAATTCCAAAATTGCACCGGGACCAAACCACTTCTCTTCCAACCAAAGACTAATAGGTTGTTGATTAAGACCTGGTACATCTGTAGAAACTACATCGGCACCATTTATTTGGGCTTTCCTGATAGCAACGGCTTTGTCGTGCTCAATCATAACGCTCCACTCATACTCTCTATTCTCGATAGTAAGGGTTTTACCCATACCATTAGTAATAAAGTCTATGATGTTGCCCTGATCGAATCGGCCAAAAATATAAGACAATACAGTCGATACTTCATGGGGTTTAGTAAGCAGCGCATTACTCAGCATGTTCTCATCAACCAAGTCCGAAAACCATTTGGTTTTATAGAGCTGTAAACTGTTTAATACATTGTTTTCCATAACTCACTTTTAATTTAATTATTAAACTTTTTTAATTAAAGAACGTCCTAACATACCTAGTGTATCAGAAACCTCGCCGTCATCTTGGCCTCCTGAGCTTTTCTGTCTTTTACCTTTACTGGCTTTAATCTTCTGATGTAATTCTTTGTAGGCATCAGACTTCGCACTTTGCCTAGCTTTAGTAACCAAAGTGTTTTTATCTTTATCTTTTGTAAAAAAAGCCGACTCAATGAGATGTTGAACATTAGAAGCGTATTCCTTCTGATATTTCGTCTTCCCATCCGAATCCGGCTTGAATATGTAATCTAATAGATCTTGTTTTTCCCTATTAGACACTTTTATTCCCCTGATATCTTTCAGGTCCTTTATACTTAATTCTACGTCAGAATAAAACTTTTGTTGCTGTTTTTGAACGTCCTTAGCATAATTCTCCTGGCCATCTAATAGCTTTTGTTGTCTATCGGCCTTATATTCTTTTAACAATTCTACAGCATCTTCGGCTTGTTCCTCTAAAATACCACCATCTTCATAACGAGTAAGTGTTCTTTTAATTCGTTCTTCCTTGTAACCATTTACAGTAGAAAGTAATTCTCTAATCACATCCTTCTGTACACTTTCGCTTGTTAAATCAGGGTCTTCTAAGTTCATAGTACCACCAGGAACCTTTGTAAAGTACTCTTCTACCTTACCCCCTTGTTTAACAAAATCATCTAATTTCTGCAACTCTTCTGTTGCATACTGAGGTTTGGAGGCCTCTCCGACTACCTCATTCATATATTCTACTAATTCTTTTATAGTAGCTTTCTTATCATCTTCATCAAGATCCCAACCAAGTTCTTCATATAGTTGCTCTTGAAAGAGTTTAGTTAGAGGTGCTTCATATTCCTCAAATTCACCAAGTTCAGCATCTTCGTCGCCTACCTTTGATTTATCCTTATCGTCCTCTTCAACTTCTTCCTCCTCTTCTTCATCGTCATCATCATCAGAGACTCCTTGTTCAAGTTTCTCATCTTCAGTCAATTCCTCTTCTTCAGACTCCTCCTCTTCCTCATTCTCCTCTTCTTCTAACAACTTCTCAGGGTCTACTTCGGGTATACCATCATTTCCTGGTGTTTTTAAAATTTCACCAGCAAGAGCTTCAAATCCTCCGAATACATTCTGTTCGTTATTTGCCATCACTATTTAGTTTTTGCAGGTACCGGCTTATTGGCCACCTTACGTTTAATTTCTATTTCCTGCTGACGTTGAGCTTCAGCTCTCTTATCCTTACGGACAGTCTCATCGACTTGCTTACGTTTAATATCAGCGTCTTCTCTTTGCTTCTGGATCTGTGCTTCTAATTTAGCAAAGTCCATTGTGTTATCTTCACCACCTTGTGCTCCAGCTTGTTTCATCTGTTCCACAATGATCTGTGTCTGAGCCTTACGCATAGAATCTTCTTCTTCAATTCTATTCTCTTCGGCTTTCATTTGCATTTCCATTTGCAATTGCTGTTGTTCAGCTTGCTGTTGTGCTTGCATCATTTGCTCACGCTTCTTGTCTACCTCTTCCAACTTCTTCTTAATTATAGTAAAGTTATCAGCAGAGATAATTTCAGCGGCTTCAAGTAATGTAGCGCCATTCTGCATTGCTGGTTGCAACAATGTCCTCAATGACTCGATGTTTCTAGACTCCTCAGTAGAATCTGTAAGGAATACATCTAGATCTGCATAAGGGAAATCCTTGTTAATTTCCAGGAACATCCTAGCAGTATCGTTCATTATATAATGTAGTTTCTTAGAATCCTGATTTCCCCACGCGTACTTAGCAACATCCAATAACATAGATAGTGCATTTTTCTTCGCTAGATTATGATTCCAGAACATAGGTTCTGTGATATGTGAAGACTGTATAACAGATCTCTCTACGTTACCAACCAACTCACGCTGCTGAATAGCACCTTGACGTTGTCTACTAACACCAGAAATCTCACCAATCATCTCTTCGATCTTGGCCATAAGATTCATATACTCTGCCATGACTGTACCTTGTGTCAAGTCAACAGCAGTTATCTGATTATATGGAGAAGGCTTACCACCCTCGCGACCAGGTATATCCCAACCCTCATCATATGGATTCACAAAGTTCACCCCTAATGCACTAATATAGTGCATCCATTGGTTTACATCAATACCAAGTCCTTTTGGTATTTGCGTAATATCCATCGTTAATACTTTACCTTTATCTCTAGCAAGCGTCAACTCTAACCTATACCATAATATAATATACATATATTGTAAAGGCTTCATTAAGTTTACCAAAGACTTAGATCTAGCATTTGTATTACTATATACCACTCCACAGTAAGGTAACTTACGTGAAGATGGATTATCTACAGAAGTATGTTGATACTCTACTGGCCCTATACCAATATATATATCCTCAGCTATACGATAACCTTCCCACACTTCAGGTATCCAATCTATTTCTAATACCTCGTTTTCACCAGGATTCTTATAGGTCTCATCTACAATCACGGTATCTTCTTCTCCAGTCTCTGGGTCAGTAGTAGTTAGAAAACCTATTTTCTTATATGATCTCCAAGTAGCATGCCATACGGTTACCAGACTTGCATCTGTCTCATCTGTATCAAAGAATTTCCTAGAGAAACTCTCCTTGTACATGACACTAGGATAATTTACGTCACTCGCTTTACCTTTAGCATAATTACCATCAGCATACTCAAGTAACCTATCTAGATCAGATTCGTCCATAATATCAAAGAAACGATCGTAAATAGTTGATGTACTCATTTCCATCCTACGTACAAACCAGTCCCCATCTTCTACAAACTCTAAATCAGGATCTTTATCGTAATCACAATTTATAGGGTTGACTCTTTCTAAGGTAGGTTCACCATTGACCATACCCACATAATAGAGTTCTTTACCTCCAATGAGGCCATCTCGCCAACCTTTAATAAACTCGTTTTTGAGATTAAGTTTTTCTTTTAAGTAGTTTAACGCATGATAAGCTGTCTCTTCTGCAATAGTCTTATACGTGTGACTCATGTACTTCTCTATCTCAGGTGGTGTAAGTGGTTGCCCATTCTCATCGGTTTCTCCACCTACTCCTAATTGTTCCATAACATACTGCATTAAGAGATTCTTCTTCTCCTCTTGCAGTTGTGTAACAGCTTCATTATTTGTTTGTATAATTTTGATATTGAAAGGTCTCTTACTTTCTTCCCCAATCAGTAGATCAATCTTAGGCCTAATAATATTGAAATCTTGCGTCTTAGCTGGGAATCCATCCTCAACATTAAATGGGTTAGTTACATATTTGAGATCATCTTCGTCGTATTCACTATTGTACAAACCATACGCAGTCATCATATCACTCTTCCACTGCGTAGCGTATCCGCTACCACTGTCCCTTGCTATTATAGCATCTACAGAACCTTCTTTCCACACTGTATCTTTCTTAGAGAGTGGGAGTTTCTGTATAGGGAAAGTTGTTGTGTCTACATTCATATTTAATTCGAATTAAATTATTGCTTGTTGTTTTATCCTAAAGAGACCACCTGAAAATAGTTCTATCTTATTCTTTTCCTTAGCCTCTGTTATTCTTACGTGGTGGAGCTCCTCCCTATATATCATGACTTCCATGAAAGCCATAACTCGGTCAAAGTTACCATCAGGATTATACGATATAAGTTCCTCAAGCAATGGTTCTGAAAATATCTTAGTAAGATTCTTCTTACCAGAAGCATACTCCTCATTCAACCAATCCTTTATTAGACCTTCACCCCACTCCTTAATGGGACCATTCATATGATTACCCTTAGTCCGTTGTACCTTCATATCCTGTACAACGTCCCTTATTATATCTGGCTGGTCTGCCAGTAAATACTCTTGGTGCTTATGTGAGAAGTATACGAACAATCCCTTCTTCTCATTCTCATACATGATCTTAGCATTATAGTAGAGAGCTAACATTCGTACCTTCTCATAGAACTCTTCAGCAGTATTTGGTCTACCAGTATACTCTGCAACTGGCATGTCATAGAATGACTCAAAACCTTGAAACCGTTTGTATACGAAGACAGAACCTAAAGAATCTGTACCAGATTGATCATGATCATACGGGTCACATCCCATTATATACAAACCATAAGGAGGACTATCTATAGGATGTTCCCATATAACAATAGCTCCCTCTCTAGAGTCTTCCTGTTTTAATCTATATTTATTTATATCTCTATACTTAGTACTGATCTCCCATTTAATATTACCATCACTATTAAATCCAAGATTCCCAACTTGCTTATACTCACTGAATTTCTCAGAGATCTTTATAGTAGCCAGATGGCGTTGTAAATCGGCTTTAGGAAATATGTTACTACTGATATTAAGAGTAGCCTCCGCAGGCGTGATTGGCTGTTCTGCGACGTGTCTGTCAATGGCACGCCTATCAGAGGCATGATCTATTACTTTTTGTCGTTCCTTGAGTATATACTTCTTAGCAACACCAACGTTTGTGTTACCATCCTCATCCATAAAAGGTTCTCCAGTCTCTGGATCTGCCCCTTCTAGATTCGCATACTGAGGTATAAAGAAACCACATTCTTGATCATATAAGTGGTCATCCCATATGTTCTTAAACACCATACAGTTATACCCGTCTGGGTTCTCGAACAATTCCTTCAAGCCCTCGTAGTTCGCATCCTCAGTACCACCAGTACCAAATGCGATCATCGTTCCGTGCACATAAGATCCCTGTTCTACAGATGGACGAGCTTTCTGCCACGCATCTAATAGTCCTGGAAACTTACCTGCCTCCTCAAATATTATGAGTTTACCGGCCTTACCCCTAGCCTTATCGGGATCATTCTTTAGAGTAACTCCCATGATCTCGGACTTATATCCAAGCTCAACGGGCACTCCTGTTTCATCCTTCATTATAAAGGAGGCCTTCCTGTGCATGCGAGTGTCAGCTTTCTGACGCTTCTTATACCATGCGGTCTCACTATCAACAAAATCCATAGCATCCCAAGCCTTACTTAAGATACCATCTTTTACTAAATATTCTTGCTCAGAGGCTAAGGCAAACCCTCTAGAACCCTTAATGAAGTAATAATTCCGAATAAGCATCGCGGCAATCTTATAAGAATACCCCTTCCGCCTAGCCTTTAGAACTACCATGTGTTTACCCCTACTTTCACATTCTTCTACCGCTTCAAAAAAGTAGCGATCATAATCATAAAAATCTGGTAAACCTTTTCTGTATTCACCTCGTACTTCTATTTTACCATTAGGTAATTTAACGTCTACCTCTACAATCCGATTCATTCGGAAGTAGTTTAAATAGAAGTAAAAGAAACCTGGGATACGATCCCCATCTTCCGCTACATAACCATATAGACAATGCTCCAACTCAGTAGTCCAGTATTGTATATACTCGGTCGTACCAGGAGGAGCAAACGTATAACATTCGTTTCTCTTAAAATGCAGAGCCGCTTTACGAAATTTCTCTGAACCAACGGTTCTTTTTAAAGTTAGTTCTGCCATCTCTTATACTTCAAATAATCCTACTTCATCTCCACCTCTAACATTGTTCTTCTCAAGTTGTTCTTTTTGTACCTGTTTCTCCAGCATGTCAAGTGACTTGACTACTGTACCTAACTCCTTCAGGTTACGTACTATTTCGCTAGCAGCACTAGAGTCCACATTCCTGAAATATTCTGTCAATTTATTTGCAGCTATCTTCGCAGCTTGGAGTAATCTTGAATTGGTGGTTTCTTGTAACTCCCTAAACCTTTTAACTGCTTGTTGTATTTCTTTGTCTGGTACCCACTTTTGCTCGTCAGGGAAGCAGTCTTTGAGTATCTTTTTCTCTCTGTCTCCCTCTGCATAGTCTCGATAGGGGGAGCGATAATCGTACATAAATACGATATAAGAGATTTCAGCACTTGCATTGGCTTTATCTTCAGATTTATCCCTATTCCAAAGTTTCTTGAACTCTGGTAACCACAACGAGGTAGGATTCATCACTACCTTACCTTTATTAATATCGAATAATCTCATTATA